ACTTCATATCTTTTACGTCTTGAAGTCGCCCACCTTCCGTAAACTTCTTAACTCGCGGCTTAGGCGGTAACGGCAAACGGGGCTTCTTGATAGCAGATGCGCCAAAACGCGGCATCTTCTTTTTAAACATCCCCGCCGTGTATTTAGGAATGCGATCCATAATGGAGTCTTAAACAAACTTCCCGCGAGTCTTACCCTTTTTAGCAATCCCGTCAGCACGCTTGGAGGCAGAGGACTTCACAGAGCCGCCCTTTTTCATGCCGGACATGCTACGTCGCTGCGTCTTTTCGTACGCTTCGCGCATCTTCTCAGCCATATCTTCTTGGCGGGCCTGTTCAAGTGCCTCACGTTCTTTTCGTGCTGCCGTAGCCTGTGCGGAGGACCGACGCGGCCCTTGCGGACCTTTTGACATAAAGTTCATTAGCACTTCCCGCCCATCATCATTTTGACGATCTTGCCCTTAGTCTTGCCCTTCTTGGCAATACCGTCAGCGCGGCTGGAAGCAGAACCGCCCTTGGAGTAGGCCATACCGCCCATCCGCATGTTCTTCATGCCTTTCATTTCGGCCTCTTCGTGCCGAACCATGGACTTCGGGGCGCCCTTCTTTTTCATAAAGGACACTTCTTTACGCATCATCGCCTTTGACTCTTTCATTTCAATTCGCTCCTAATTTGCAAATTAATAAAAGGCTTAGCAGTTCCAAGCCCTCAACGATTTGTTGATCCGGCTATTCGGGTCGTTTGCCGTCTTGGCGCTCGTCAGTTTCTTCTTCATGCCTGTCATACGGGCACAGAATGACTTCTTGCGAGGCCCACCTTCCGGTTGAGGACGCTTCAGCCCCGGCTTACCCGGATTGGCACGGTTGTAAGAAGCCCTGCCTTTTGCGTTGAGTCCGCCAGCAGGGTTTTTCCCCTCTTTCCGTTGCCAAGCAGGGGTCTTAGCCATAGATCACCATCGTCGAAATAACGGCTGACGGGACGATGTAGATGCTGGTCTGGAAAAGCAGACCCTCACCGGGCAACAGTACGTAGTCCGGCGCAGTGGAACTTGCCTTGGTGTTCACTGCAATCTTAACCGGGCCGCTTGCCCCACCGTCATAGAACGTCACGGTGCCTGCGCCGCTATCTGGCACGATATAGATCGCCTTTACGCGAGAACGGCCGATAACGAGGCTATTTTGATCCAGCAGGTCGCCAGCAGAAGTGGCGACCTTACTAGCAAGGACATCTGTTTGCATACCCATCCTGAGTCTCCTGTAATGGATGAAGGGGGCTTACGCCCCCCACGAAATCTTACGGGACGAGACTGGCGTACAGACCGATGTAAAGCGTGGTGCTGCCGATGAGAACCGGGATGCGACCTGCCTGAACCGATACCGTGCCCGACACCGAACCCGTGGTCAGTTTGGTGCTGCCAATCGTGAGCGTGGTGCAAAGCAGGTTGGTGATGACGGCAGAATCGCCAGCGATAGAGCCCTCAAAGCCGTTGTCAGACTTAACCGGGCCAGAAAATGTAGTACGACTCATTGAAAATACCTCACATGCGAGTCAAGCCTGCCAGTCTGCATGTCGTCAGTCGGGGCTGTCTGGCAAGCGGATTTTTCCCGATGACTCTATATACGCCGTGACTTGGGGGGTGTCAACAAGTTGGTTTGACTTTCTCAAATTCTCTTCCCGCGTGATAACTCGCAGGTTCCAAGGCACGTGCAGCCCGGACACGCTTTCGCCATTTAACGGGATGATGTGATCCACGACATATGGCACTTTAGTAATACGGGTCACTGTCATGGCGTCGATGTACAACTGCCGCATCGCCCGTTTTTGCTCCGCAGTAAGCCATTTGGGGGTGGCGTTACGGTGTTTTCTACGTCTAGAGCGGGTCAATGCCCGATACATATCAGGATTGTTTTGTTTATGTTTTTTACGATACTCACGCCTAATTTCATTTGGGCGAGCAAGGGCTTTGAGTTTGACTAGCCCTTTGTTCTTTTCGTAATACTCCTGTTTGGCTTTTTTGCCTGCTTCAGATTGATTGTATTGCCTGAAGTATTCGGCACGGGCAACGTTACCCTTTTCCCATTCAGCCTTTAGGCATCCCACACAAGCCCCCTTGGTCTTGCGCGGGGCGACATGACCGTGTTTGCACGGCGCCCCCGTGAAGTAGTACTTGGCACCTTTGGCTTTAGCCTCGGCGCGGGATTTGGGCAGCGTTGAAGTATCCATCTTTACCTCTAGGACTTTGATACAGGTAAAGACTAACTTGGCTAGTTTAGAACGTCAAGACAAAAAGAAAGGGGGCCGAAGCCCCCCTTCCAATCAGCGTAATATACTGATTTATCAGGACGAACCCGGCGAACCAAACATACCAAGGGGGTCCGACCAGCCGAACGAGTAACGCTCACGGCTCTTATACCGGACATTCCCGGTGTCAAAGTCACCGTCCATGGAGTTCTGCAGCGGCGTACGGACAAAGTGCTTCATGCCGTTCGGAACGTCGGTCGTCAAGAACCAAGCGTTCGTGTCCGTCAGGAAGTGGTTGACCGTATATCCGCCCGGAATCGAACCCATCGCCTTGAGGGCGTTGATGTCGTTGTCAGCGGTCGCAACACGGAGTTCCGTGTCGAGGAGACGCTTGGCAGTGAACATCAGCGCCGGGGGCACGATGAGTTTGTTGGGCTTTGCCGCGATCAGCAGTCCACGTTCGTCAGTCCAGCCAGCGATCTGAATGACAGCCGCCTCAAGCGAAGTCTCGTTGAGGTCAGAAGCCGTCAGACGGTTGCTGTTGGAGCCGCCCGAAACAAGCGGGTGATCCGCCGCAAACAACGCCTTGCCGTCACCGCCCACGTAGGACGAGGAGAAGCCGTTGTTCAGGACAGATGCCGCCTTGACCTGCTTCGTGTACGCCATAGCACGAGCGAGCGCCTTCGTATAACGCTTGCTGAGCGAGTCGTACAGGTTGTCTTCAACCGCCTCTTCCGTGATGGAGAAGCCGAGAGCGATGGTCTCGTGGTTGTAACGAGCAGTCCACGCTTCCTGTGCGTTGTCATACGCAATCGCAGCACCTTCGGCCTTCACCGGAGCGGCGCTGAAACCAGAAAGTTTGGTCTCCTCTTCAAAGGAACGCTCGGAGGTCTCAGTCTCGTAGATCTCCTTGTGCTCCTCACCATAGGTCTTGTACTCAAGGCCGAACAGGGCGTTCAAACCCGGAAGGAGTTCCTTGAGCAGTTGTGCACGTGAAATAGCCATGTCTTAGAACTCCCCTATCAAGTGCCGAGTGGGTTGTTGTAAGCGTGACCACCAACGATCAGCGAAACGCTCGTCAGATACGGAGCGTTAAACTTCACGATTACCTCGGGGTAATAGGTGGTACCACTCGATACAAACGCCGTGTCTTCGACGACATCGACGATACGAATCGGCAGCGAACGGGTGGTGGCAACCGAGCCAACCTCCAGACCCTGCTGAGAATCGTTCGTAGTCGTGTTCAACGTGTTGGCAACCAACGCAACGTTAGTACCAATATCGCTGTACACGAAGCCGCTCGTGGTCGAAACCACCAGCGAAGCCGTCACGCCAACAGCCTTGAACAGGGTGTTCGGATCATCCGCCACGTACGCATAAATGTACGTGCCAGACTTCACCGCCGTACCCGAAATCCAAGACTGCGAGTAGGTCGGCTGACCCGTCACAGAGGACACGTAGTTACAGCCCAAGAACACGCCAGCAAAACCGCTAGTCGGCGGCGTTGATGTGGCGGTCGTCACCTTCACGGTGCCGTCAGTGTCAAACTCCAGTGGGTCGCCGTAACCGATGCTTGACGCACCGGAAGCGATACGACGCTGGCGAGTGGCACCGGCAAACACCTGTCCACCGATCAGATTGATCGGCTTCAAGCCATACGGCTTGTCAACAGTAGGATATGCCATTGATCACTCCAAATATAAAAAGTTATTTGCCCTTACCAAACGAGACCGTAGTTTTCCTCTCGGTAAAGAGGGGCATACGCTCATCGTTCAGCCTCATAAAGTTGTTGTCTACAGATTGCACCTGAGCCTTGGCCTGCTCTGCGTAATACGCATCGCGTTGATCCATTAACTCTTTCGGTGCCTTGCAGAGCAACAACCCGCCGATTTC